CATCGAGCAGAATCAGACGGAAGCATGGGCTTTGTTTTAAAACAAGATTCGTCGAAAATTATTCAAGGTGAATTCTCTCTTAAAAACCTAAGTTATTTCATTAAATGTACCAACTTGTGTTCTCAAATTGAGCTTTACCTGGAAAATGATTTGCCGCTGGTTGTGAAGTATAATGTTGCTAGTCTTGGGGAGATAAAGCTCTGCCTCTCAAGTCTTCCTTCAACTTGAGACACTGTGTGAATGGTAACAAAAAAAAATTTTATATTTTTTTATATTTTCTGATTTTTATAAATCATAATACCTATCATAAATACTACCCATCGCTGATACATTATAGTCAAACCCATTTAATTCGCCTGTGATTGATTTAGCGTACTTACAAAAAGGAGATGAGCCTTTAGCTCTGCAACACATTTTGCGTTGTCTTTTTTTGTCACTAGTTCCCAATTTATCAAAGTAATCTTTATTGCAATTAGAAGTATTTTCTACGCCTGCTAAAGTTTTTGTAAAGTTGCTAAATTTATTTCTAAGGTTTAACCCACTTCTACCTATCCCTTCTTTATTACTAAAAAAAGAAGCAGATTTGTTTTCAGTAGGCTGTTGCATAGAAGCGTTGATATCATCCCCATAGGCCACCGTATCTGTAGAATTCGTACGATAAACCACAGGAGTATTCATTCCACCTCTTCTTCGACATAATTTTCGATTTTTTTTAGATTTATTGCGATTTTTTTTTGTTTTTTTTAAACGCCGACTTAAATACTTAATACTTTTCATAATATATATTTTATTTTATTTTATTTTATTTAAAAAAATTTTTAAAAGTATATATATATTAAAAAATGGCATTTACAAGATTTAATTATGACTCATGTAGAACAAAAAAACAATTACAACAATCTACAGATCCAGGTAGATGGATTTTGAATGTTCCAGGAAATGGATCAAACCCTTGTTATTTTGAAGACCCTCACATTATTCCTCAAAAATGGGCAGGAAATTTGAGAACAAACACAATTAATTTAGAGAGCGACTTATTAGGTGTGAATAGGCGAATAGGTAGAGACTGTTTAGGAAAAGATAATTATAAAAGTTACAATGTTCCAAATGAAGCTATACAATATCCAACATGTAATAACTTGTTTACCGATCAATCTAGAACAACGAATCCAGCTTGGTGGTACCGCGATTTAGAACAGGTTGATTGGTATTATCCGCCATTAAACCCTCAAGAAAATACTTGTATGCCATTTTTAAATAATCTTAGTACGAGAATTTTAGAAAAAGATTATTTTGTGCCAAAAAAACCATGCTTAACAGATAATTCTACAAATAGATTGCCAACAAATGTAATAAATGGAAATTATGTAGGTGGACCAAATATATGTAGTCAGAACAACATGTGTCAAACGTATCAAAAAGGAATATAAGTGCTATTCGTGACAAAACAAAAAAATAAAAAAAATAATACTTTATATATATAATATGGAATTAGCAATACCATTAATCGCATTAGGTGGAATGTATGTTATTTCAAATCAAACATCACAAACACCTTCTCAAAATGGGAATATGAATAAACGAAAAAACCCAAATCAAAATATCAAAAAAGAAAATTTTACGAATATGGGAGAAAATCCGAATTATTTGCCCAACACAAACATTCTGCCGCAAAATTTTCCTGTTACAAATGTAAAACAATTAGCGGATACTGTCCAGGAATACATTAACCCAAATCAGGCAACCGACAAATATTTCGACCAAAATATTTATGAAAAAAGAGTGGAACATGGAAATAGTGTTGGACAAAACCCTCAAGAAATTTATTCACTTACTGGCAATTATTTAAATTCAAATCAATTTAAGCACAACAACATGGTCCCTTTTAATGGTGGTAAAGTAAAGGGGAACACCTATCAAATGAATTCCTCCGAATTTTTATTGGATAATTTAGTCGGTAATGGTTCTCAAGTAAAAAAAAAAATAGAACAAGCGCCGTTGTTTAAACCTCAAGACAATATGTCTTGGTCTAATGGTGCGCCAAATAATAGTGACTTTTTCCAATCGCGTGTAAACCCTACGATGAAAAACAATGAAGTCAAATTATTTGATAGCGTAATGGTTGCGCCTGGGTTAGACAAAGGATTTTCGAATCAAGGGAGCGGTGGTTTTAATTCCGGTATGGAAGCACGAGACAAATGGTTGCCATACACAGTTGATCAATTGAGAGTCGAGACAAACCCAAAAATGTCTTATTCATTGGCGAATCATGAAGGTCCTGCGGAATCCGTAATCAAAAATGTTGGGATTATTGGTCGAGTAGAAAAACAACATCCAGATACTTTTTTTATTAATACACAGGACCGATGGCTAACAACTACTGGTGCGGAAAAAGGAGAAACCCTAAGACCTATCCAAGAAATGGGTATTATCAAACGCGCCGACACAGTAAGCGATTATACCGGACCTGCTGGAAAAAGCGCACGCACGTCTGGACCTGCGCCAACATCGTTTGAATCAAGCAAACGCATACAATTGGAAAGTAATGACATAAATCATTCTACCGCCGTAGGTCGTGGTCCAATTACAGATGGAGAATTCAACCTACGCAGTCACACAAATTACGCAAATAATAGATCAACCGTTACCCAACCAGATAACATTAGAAGTGGTTTTAGCGGAGCAATTGGAGCAGTTGTTGCGCCATTGCTAGATTTTTTAAAGCCAACACGCAAGCAAGAAACTTCAGCGAATGTTCGTGTTTATGGAGAAGCAACCAGTTCAGTCCCTAGTAGTTATGTAATAAATATGAATGATACTACGCCAACAACTATTAAAGAAACAACCGTATATTCGCCTACTTTTTATATAGACGGCCAAAAAGAAGGAATGTATGTAAACAACGCAATGCCTGGAGAACTAACGCAACGAGACACGTCAAGTTGTAGTTACATTGGCACATCTGGAGGTGGTGCGACACAATATGGTAATATGAGCTACGCAGCTGCTTACAAACAGCACAATAATGATATAAAATCATCAACCATCGCAAACAGAGCAAACCAAGGGGGAACACAAATTTTCAATCAACAAATGAATGTGAATTGTAGCAAACAAGACACGACTAATTATGATTTTAGGGTAAATCCAGCAAGTTCAAGACTTTCAATTGTTCCTCCTTCTGTTCAAACATATGGTGCTGTCGCATCGCCTCAATACTACAACCAAAATATAAGTTGTGATAGGATTCAACCAGATATTTTAAATGCCTTTAGAGAGAATCCTTACACTCATCCACTAACTACTTCTGTGTAAAATAAAACCTATTAAATAAACTTAAATATTTAACATTATCTAATACAATACGACATAATGTTAAACAGATTTCAAAAGTTTTTGAATAATCCCCAAAATAAATCATTTTACAATAAATTGGGGCCACCTAAATTATTCGATGTATCTTTAAGAGACGGATTACAAACTTTTAAAAGTGAAAATGACTTGAAAAAATTTAATTTAGAATACAAGAAACGACTATACAATGAAATTTATTTTGAACATTTTCCTGCGAACATCGAAGTTGGTTCACTTGTGTCAAAAAAGACATTGCCTATTTTAGCGGATTCTATGGAATTTCTTCAATACCTAGAAGAACGCAATAAACAAGAAATGGATAATGTATTTATCGATATAGACATAAATAAAACCAATAATTTTATTTTAATACCCAACGTAAAACATTTGTACACTATATTAGATAAACCATTTGTAAAAAATATTTCGTTTATTACTTCAGTATCCAATAGTTTTCAAAAAAAAAATACAAGAATGGATTTAAATCAAAGTAAAAATGAATTGTCAAAAATGATTGAGATTTTAGATGAAAACGAAAAAAATAACACTTATGCGATTGATTATTTTATAAAATTATACGTTTCTTGTATAAATGAATGTCCTATTGAAGGTAAATTAGATAATGATCAAGTTGTTCATGAAATATTAAAATTAAATAATATGAACATAGATACAATTTGCTTATCTGATACCTGCGGAACTCTTGAAGTGGAAGATTTTGAGTATATTGTCGATACTTGTAATTTTTTTGGCATACCTTTTTCAAAAATGTCTTTACATTTACATGTTAAAAATGATAGAAAGCAAATCGTAAAAGAAATTATTTATAAAGCGTTAGACAGAAAAATCATACAATTTGACGTTTCTTTATTAGAATCTGGTGGATGTTCTGTTACAATGGAAGCAAGCCAACTTGCGAATAATTTATCATATGATTTATATTATGATACTATAATAGATTACGTCGGAAAAAAAACGAATACATAATCGATGAATACATAATCGATGAATACATATGAATGCGTTTTTTACTCTTTATAAGTTTATTTTATTATTTACGTTGTAATAAAATATAAAAACGCTTTATTATTAATAATAAGTTTGCGAATGATATTAGATATTCATAAATCAATAAAAGAAAAATTGGAATACTTTTATAACAACCATAAAATACCGAATATAATATTTCACGGACCATCTGGTAGCGGAAAACGAACAATTGTGAATGAATTTATTCACAATATATACAATAAAGACAAAGACCAGATAAAATCTCTAGTTATGTACGTAAATTGCGCGCATGGAAAAGGCATCAAATTCATTAGAGATGAATTAAAATTTTTCGCAAAAACCCACATTAATTCAAATGGTGGAGATGTTTTTAAAAGTATCGTTTTATTAAACGCAGACAAATTAACGATGGATGCGCAGTCCGCGTTGAGAAGATGTATTGAACTTTTCAGCCACAATACTAGATTTTTTATCATCATAGAAGATAAATACCAATTATTAAAACCAATTTTATCCAGATTTTGTGAAATTTATATTCCAGAACCAGTCCACAATAACAGTATAATAAATTTACATAAATTTAATTTAAATGAAACGTTTAAAATGAAGGAAATTAAAAATACTAGGTTGGAATGGTTAAAAAAAGATTTAATGAAAATAAATGAAGAAAAAAATTTGGAGATAACTTATTTTATACAAAAATCAATTAAACTCTACGAAAAAGGTTATAGTGGAATAGATTTATTAGATTTATTGGAAAATACCAATTTTTTGAATACAAAAATCACAACAGAAAAAAGATACGAGCTGTTAATCGCATTTAATAAAGTACGAAAAGAGTTTAGAAATGAAAAATTACTAATTTTATTTATATTGAATTTTATATTTTTAAGTTCAAATGTATCTTTAGAAAATATTAGTTTTATGTAAATGGATGATTTTAGCGTTAGCACACTTTACGAGTCTCGAAATGAATGGTCTGCTAGATTAATGACAATTTTAACCCCATTAGTTATAGATGGTTTTAAATCAATACTGGAAGAAGCTCTTAAATTATGTCGCGATAATAACGAATCCGAAAAATATTTAATGACATTTCAAAATTTTATTTCAAGAGTCCCAAAATGGAATTCAAACATTATTGAAACGGAAAGAAAGAGGATTATCGATAAATCTGGGTGCTCTTATTTAGAAGATTTAGTGACGTGTGTTCATATTATTCAATTAAAAACACTTACTGCTATGCGTGTAGGACAAAAACAAAAAAAAATAGATATTAACGTTCCAAAATTAGATGATTTTATTCATAAGGTCTACGTTAACGTAGCAAGAAAACTCTACAAAAACGTTTATTTATTTGAGCAACAAATACCTCCCTTACAAATTCAGAAAAATAATAGAGAGATAGAAATTATTGTTCAAGAATGCATTTTAAATACATTAAGAGAAAGTGTTCCTGTCGAAAGTATTTTAAAAGCTTACATGGACGAAACTGTGGAAGAAGACGTGGTAGAGGAAATTAAAGAGCAGTATGTAGAACAACCATTACCTCCTGTGAATCATCCAAACCAGACAAATTCTAGCACAAAATTAAGTTTTAACAATGTAGATTATATCCGAGATGAAAACAACAACACAACGCAAATAGAGGCGCCTAAAAACATTGAACGATTAGAACAAATTAGTGAGATAAGAAATGAACAAAGAAAACAAGAAGAAGACGATGATTCTGAATCTGTAAAATTACAAATATCTGATCAGCCATTAGAATTAGGTAATTTAGATGTTCATGTGCTAAATGAGCCAGAATTAAATTTACTGCCAGATTTGTTGATAGAAGATATAGAAGTTTTAGAATAAAAATGCGTAAAATAATAAAAAGAATATGCGAAGAATATTTTAAATGGATAATATTTTTATTGTTGCCGCAGTAATATCATTTATATTTTTATTAGCAAAATTTTTGGAAATGAGATTTGTCGACAAAGAAAGCAAACCAGTCAAATTGCTTGTAAGAGACGCTCTTTTAGTATATTTTAGCGTTATTTCTGGGCATTTTATTTTAGAACAATTAAAAACAACAACGCAATCAGGAGGGGCTAATTCAGTCGTTACGCCGGTTTTTACTGATAATCCGGGATTTTAAAAATATTTATAAACGTATTCAAATTTATAAATATTTTAATTTTTACTTTTGTTTTCTATTTTTTTCTATATTTTTTGAAATTACTCTTTTTGAAATACTTATCATTATAAGTAAACGTAATAAATACGTAATAAATTACAAACATAATCATAGCTACAGTAAACAAAATTTTTATAGGGACTATAAATTTCGCCAAAAAATACATAATAAAAAATCCTGGTTCCGGAGTTTTATCTAAGTTTAGAAGAGTAATTATCTTATTTTTAGCATATCCAATTAATGCGTTATCTTTTTCAGACCACGTTTTCTTATTTTCTGTATCTGGATACGTTTGATAACAAACTGGTATGTGATATAAATACCTATTTTGAATCCCATTTTCTATAATAACATCCCAGTGTTTCAATTGTACATTCAATTCTTTAGATCTAGCTTTTTTGGAATATACTATTGCGTGAGTAGAACAAGATTTATATGATTTATACTGTTTTAAATCGGTCGTACAAGGAACAATTAAAATAGGATTACAACCCAAATAATATATAAATTCTTCATTCTTTTTTTTATTTAAAAAATCATTTATAGAATCAATATTTTCTGGTTTTTTTATGTTAGGACTAAAAATAAAATCGTCTTCCAAAATAAGAATATTATTGTAATTATTTTTATTTGCGTGTTTAAAACATTGTAAAAACGCGTCTGTTAAATCTTGATAAGACACTTGTTCTATTAATTTTTTTTTACATTTTTTAAACCCCTTATTAAAAACTATATAAACTATTTTTGTAGGATGGTATTCTTTTAATTGTTCTTGAATGTGTTCATAACGTCCATTGTCTTTTAAATGAATAATATAAGTTGCGTCAACACTGTTATCTAAAATACCTTTATCATATGTATATTTTTTCATATCATAACAACGCGTGTTGTAATTTATATCCATTATAATAATATAATATAATAATAATATAATATAATAATAATATAATATTATAAAATAATTATATTATTAGAAAATCTATCTTTTTGAAGGCTTAAAAGTTTGGGTTTTATATTCAATAAATACCCACATTATAATATTAAATACGCATACAATTCGTATTAAATTACTTTTATTACGAGAAAATATTAATATTAGATTTAAAATTATTAAACAATTTATAAAGGATATAAAAAATTTATTATCATAATACAAATTTTTTTTATATGGAACGTATTTGGGATTTGACCCTAATACATAATTTGGATCTATAGTTTGTTTATCAAAATAATTTATAATACATTCATATTTAAAAATTAATTTTAATACAATTAATAGTAAAATATAAAATGCGTAATAAATATCATATTTTTGTGGCATTATAAATACGTAAAGACATAGAAAAAATTCACATAACATGTGGGTAACGTAACTTACCATTAAATATGTATTTTTATATTCTGTATTCATATATTATACCGCAATATAATAAAAGTTAAAAATTTTGTACTTTTATTATTTTTTACCTTTATTAATTTTTACTATTGATTTATTCAAAAATACTATATTATATACTTTTAATATAAATACTATAACTATCAAAATTATTAAAAAAAATATTATTTTTGAAAATATATATAGTATAGAATATCCAGGTTCTACGTTTTGATCCATATTCAAAAGTTTTAAAAAAATTTTACCGGATTGTTTTATGTAACGCGTTATAAAGTTATCATCGACTCCCCAAAATTTAGAATTTTCGGTTTCAGGAAACAATTGGTAGCATAATGGTATATAATATGTATATCGATGATTTAACCAAATTCCTAAATCATCCCAATCTTTCATATTTTCTTGTTTACAATTTAATATGATATCTTTCATCTTACTATTGTAAATAACCGCGTGAGCGCCTCCCGACAGTATTGGTCTATAGTTATAATAATCATACGGAATTTGTAACATTGGCGCGCAACCTAACAAATAATAATAAGGCTTATAATTATTATTTTTTAAAAATGATATAATATTATTTTTATGAAAATTTTCTTTTATCTTTTTACTAAAAATAAAATCATCTTCTAATACCAAAATATTATCATAATTCATTTTTTTAGAATGTTTTAAAATTTGTAAATTTACGTCAATTAAATCAGATACGCTATTTTGTATAAATTCAGATTTTACACATTTTTTAAATCCTTCGTTGTATACAATATAAATAATTTTTGTTGGTTGGTACTCTTGTAGTTGTTCGTGGATTCTATCGATACGACCATTATCTTTTAAATGAATTATATATGTTGCTTCAACAATATCGTCAAAAAACCCATTATTATTTGTAAATTTTTTAAAAGTATAGCATTGTAAGTTTTCTTCCATATATACAAATATATATAGAAATATATATTTACATTCGCAATAATTTTCTATTTTTATAACTAATATATAGAATAAATAATATTAATGTTAACCCAATTAACGTATTGATTTCATTGTGTATTTTCTTAATATAATAATCATAATACATAACCTGTAAAATTTTATAGTTATCGTTTCCTATAATTTTTGACAAATATTTTGTTTTTATACCGATTGCTTCATTAAAATATAAGTAAAAATATCTTAAAATGATTAAAACAAAAATTGAAACAAAAACATTTGATAATTTGCTTCTATTATTTACTATAATAACGCTTAATATGTACGATACGTCTAAAAAATTCACAAAAAGTTGTTTATAATCAATGGTTTTATTTTTATTATTTACATCATTACTACCTAGTTCATTAAAATCATCTAAATCTGTTGTGTCTCCACATTTGTAATTATCATAATGTATATATTTATATATATACGAAAACGCACATTCACCATTCAAATAAAGCCAGTGTAATTGAACAAAAACTAAAAAAACAAAATACAAATAATCACTTATAAAATTTTTTGGAAATATAAAAGCATAAATTGAAACAATAGTTACAACTATTAAATGAATGACAGCTATTATTTTTCCTATCATATTATATATACATATTATTTACAATTGCGATTTATAATAAAAATAAGTAAAATATAACCATAATATTATTGCTCCGACACATATATATGGAATATTATTTTTCCTATTTCTAAATATAATAAAAGATAACGTGCCTAATATAAGTATAGCTTTTAATAAAATCGTATATTTATTGTGATAAATTTTATAGTGAGGTATCCATTTTGGTTTGTCGCCCAATTCGTAATTTGGTTTTATGATTTTTTTTTCAAAATAGCTAACTACGCATTCATTTTTCAATAATCCCCAATGTATCGTTTGTAATAAAATAAAAGAACTATAATAAATGTCATAGATGGGATTAAATAAAAAAATATAAAACATACAAAAAGCATCAATAAAAAAATGAACTAATTGAATGACAGCTAATAATACAATATTTTTTTCAGACATATATTATAT